GATGAAGAGAAAATCCTAAATGATCCACGCGAAGCGGCAATACAGGCTAAAATGATGGCTGAGATAGCCGCTCTGATGCCTCAACCACCGCAAGGTGCACCTGAAGGCCCAATGCCAGCGGGTATGGGTGACCCAACAGGAAATGGTGGCGGAAATATAGCACCGGGAGCCGCTCCAGAACCGGGAGCTCAAGGTTTTTCTGGCGCGGGCGGCGGAGATAATGGTGGGCAAGCTCCAGCACCTCAACCACAAGGGCCAGCGCAGTAATGGACGTTAAAACTGCAAAACAAATTTTACCGCTTGTTAATAATGTAGATCATTACCCTCTTCTACAAGAATATGTATCGATGCGGATTGAAGCAATGCGAGGGTATTTAGAAAACACAAAAGAACACGACAAAATATTGGAAATACAAGGAGCAATTGCAGAGCTTCGTAGGTTCCAAACATTGCGTGAACAAGCAATTGAGGGAGCAAAAAATGGATGAACAAATGATGACAACAAAAGGTCGTAAAGTTTATCAGGACGAAGAAACTGGCGAGAATTACTCTGAGCGTTCTATTACGTTTGAAACAGAGAATGGGTGGATCACCATCCCAACTGTTGATTCTGAGGGTAACCAATATAGCCAAAGTGAGCTTGAAGATTTTGTTCGTGAGAATGGGCCCATTGATCCTCTCACAGGTGAAGAACTTCCTTTGTTTGAAACTGTGGAAGACGCAGAAGAATACGCACAAAATCGCAGTGATAATTTAATGCCAGAAGGTGAAGAGCCTGAGATGGAAATGTATCATGGTGGCATGGCGTGTGGTTGTGAAGGTGGCGATGATTGCGACTGTGGAATGGGTGATGTTGGGTACGACGAAGTATCAGGTAATCCCGTACCCGCTGGGTCAAATAAGATGAATGTGCGTGATGATATTCCCGCTGTTTTAAGTGATGGCGAATACGTTGTTCCCGCAGATGTGGTAAGATACCACGGCTTGAAAACTTTCATGGGCTTACGCGATGAAGCCAAGATGGGCTTGATGATGATGCAAGCTGAAGGACAAATTAAATCTCTAGAAGACGAAGAAGAAGAGGATACTGTTGAGTGCCCTACTTGTGGTGGCACTGGAGTAGTTGACGGCGAGGAATGTGAACACTGTGAAGGTTACGGATATCACTACGCCGACGAGATTGAATATGAAGATAGTGATGAAGAGGTTGCTGAAGAGGAAGAGGAGTATGAAACTCCCGAAGGCAACAAGGTGGACACGGCAGTTAATGAAGTCGTGGAAGAATTTATGTCGCCTGATGACGTTGAAGATGAAGAAGAGGAAGACTTGTACCCAACTGAAGAAGGTCAATTTACTTACAAACCTTCGGTGAAATTCGCCGTTATGAAGATGAAGTAAACACACAATTTGCGTGGGAACGGGCTACCCGCAGACCCTCTCAATTTCGAGAGCTACTTTGAGGCCCCCAAGGAGTAAATATGGCTAAGTACCAAGGAGCGTATCGCGATGAAGCGGACGCAGAAGAAAACGTGCAAGATCTTATGCAAGAAAACGCACAAGAAGATAATTTAAATGCAGACCCAGAAGAGGGTTCATTTAAAAAACGATACGGTGATCTTCGTCGGCATATGCAACAGTCTATGCAACAGAAGGACGCCCAATTAAACCAGATGCAAGAGCAATTGTCTCAAGCAACTAAGCAACAAATTAAGTTTCCTAAAACTGAGGAAGAAGTGGCCGCTTGGTCTACCAAGTATCCAGATGTTGCAAAAATTATCGATACCATTGCCCAAAAGCGTGTGCAGGAAGCTTTGGCTATCGGAGAAGTAGAGCTTAATAAAGTTAAACAGCTTGAGGTTAAGATTAACCGTGAGAAAGCTGAAAAAGAACTGAGGGATACACATCCTGATTTTGATAAGATCCGTTCAAATAAGGACTTTCACGATTGGGTTATGCAACAGCCTCAATATGTTCAAGATGCTCTATATAAGAATAACACAGATGCTAGAGCGGCTTCTCGTGCAATTGATTTGTACAAAGCCGATAAAGGTATTAAGCGTAAACGTAAGGCTTCACCGCAAGATGCGGCTCGTTCAGTCGGACGTACAAGCAGTGCCAATGCTCCAGTATCAGGACGTGCTCGTTTCACAGAGAGCCAAGTAGGGAAAATGTCTCCAAAAGAATATGATGCTAATGAAGACGCAATACTTGAATCAATGCGAAATAACTCGTTTGTTTACGACATATCTGGGGGAGCTCGGTAATATCACTTGTAAAGGTACGAAACTCGTGGTATACTAACCTCAGCTATTGAAACTAATTGACACTTGTTAATTGTTTCTAACTGCACGGAGCCGCGTCATTAGACGCCTACCTCCATTTTTAACTTTCAGAATATATCGATAAGAACACCTGAAACGTTTGGCCCTCATCACTAGTCTCGTACAGGATTAGGGGTGAAGTTACCCAAGTAGTGTCAGCCCTTAGCCCCGATAACATTTCTGTTCAGTACCAACTAAACCCCTAATTGGGCATTAAGACCCAATTGTTTAGCCTACTCAACAAGGAGAATATTATGGCTTTTGCAAAAACAGGCGGACACGGAAATTTGCCAAACGGAAATTTCAGTCCGGTAATTTATAGTCAGAAGGTTCAAAAAACCTTCCGCAAATCTTCTATCGTAGAAGATGTAACAAACACCGATTATTTTGGTGAAATCGCGAACTATGGTGACAGTGTTCGTATTATCAAAGAACCGGAAATCACAGTTAGCTCCTATGTAAGGGGAACTCAATTAGCTACGCAAGATATCGCAGACGCTGATTTTTCTCTAATCGTAGATCAAGCAAACTACTTCCAGTTCGCAATGGACGATATTGAAACCGCTCATTCACACGTTAATTTCATGGATCTGGCAACAGACCGTGCGGCTTATCGTTTGCGTGACGAGTTCGATGGCGAAGTTCTTGGCTACCTAGCTGGCTGGGAAAAAGACAGCAATGGCGATTGGGTTCGTCGTACAGCGGCAAACGGCACAAAAGCTGACAGCACTGCTGGTGCAGACGAATTGCTTGCGGCTAACAAATTGGACATCACTGACTTTGGTGGTGCTGACTTGGGTGTTGCAGGTGAAGCAACTTCAATTCCATTGTCCGCAGGTGGCGGCGCGTCTGGTATCACATCTCCTCTAGCTATGCTTAACCGCGTTGCTCGTCAGATGGATCAGGCTAACGTTGACACTGAAGGTCGTTGGTTCGTTGCAGATCCGGTATTTTACGAGATCTTAATGGACGAACAGTCAAAATTCGTTTCAGCGGACTTTGGCGGTGGCGATGAAATTCGCAACGGTCGTGTAGGTAATGGTCTTATCCGTGGTTTCCGCGTGTATAAGTCTAACAACCTTCCATATGTGGGTACTGGATCAGGTACTACTCTTTCTACAGGCTCCGAGACTAACTTCGGCGTCATGGTAGCAGGACACGATTCAGCGGTAGCAACTGCACAACAGCTTGCTAAAACTGAGTCTTTCCGTGATCCAAACACATTCGCGGACAAGGTTCGTGGGATGCAACTTTATGGCCGGAAGATCCTCCGCCCAGAAGCGTTGTTCACTGCAAACTATAACGTAGCTTAACGCTAATTGGGAGTGCTCTCTTCATGGGGGCACTCCTTTTCTATATGGAAAAGAGATAATTTACTGTGTCTACATTTCTTGATTTAACAAACCAGTTGCTTCGTAGATTGAATGAGGTTGAGATTGCTCAAGCTGATTTTCCTACGCAACGTGGTGTTCAGGCAACAGCAAAAGACGCAATAAAAAATGCCATCGCAAAAATCAATCAAGCTGAATATGAGTGGCCGTTTAACGCAGTAGAACACACTCAGCTTTTAGTTACAGGTCAAGAAGATTATTCATGGCCTCAATATTTAAAAGTAGCTGACTTTAACTCCTTTCAACTACAGGCAAACAGTAGTCTTGGAGTAACACATACGTTACTAAATTATATTGATCGCGATACTTATTACAGAAATTATAAAGATCTTGATGATAACGCAGGTTCCGCTGGTAGGGGCACACCTACAACTGTAGCGGAAGGATTTGGTAATGGTTATACAATCACGCCATCTCCAGACAATTCGTATACAATCAAGTTTAGATATTACCAAACGCATAATGATTTGGTTGCTTACAGTGATTTAACTCGCATTCCAGATACTTACGACAATGTAATTATCGAAGGTGCCCTTATGCAAATGTATATGTTTAGAGATAACATGGAAGCCGCTGGTATTTCAGCGCAGTTATTTCAACAAGGCGTCAAAGAAATGCAAGGCATCCTAATGAACAAATACGAGGCTATTAGAGATACTCGTATATCAATTGATGTCAGAAACAATAGGCTGTTCATTTAATGCCAGATCGTATTCAGTCGTTCAAAGTTATATGTGGCGGTGGGCTGAACTCAAATGAGAACCATTTAGATCTCTCTGAGAATAACCCGGGCTCTGCAACACGGCTTGTTAACTATGAAGTTAGCTTGTTTGGTGGGTATAGACGGATTGAAGGTTTTCAGCCTTATGATGCGACTTATCAAGAAGTAGATCCTGATGATTGTGAAGGGCGAATACTAGCCTTATCAATTTTTAAAGATGATAACTTAAATGAGACAATCATCTTGGCGGCACGGAAAGTTAAGAAGTTTAGGTTCTTAGCTACTTTTGCACAAAGTGCATTTACGGGTGCAGACACTAATAACCGTACCGTCGATTTGCCATTTAGTAGTGATGTACACGTTTATAAAAATGGTACTCAATTAGGAAATATTACTGATTTTACTGTGTCAGGAAATACAGTAAATTTGGTTACTCCAGCGGCGTCTGGGGATATTATTGAGATAGATCCAAATGAGTATTGTTTCTACAGATATGTTTTTGGTGCAGGATACGCAAAATACACTTTAGATCATGGTGCAAGACGTAAGACCCTAACAACTTTAGGGGATCAGTTAACTAAGATTAGAAACGAAGCATTTAACTTTGGTGATGGTAACCATATTTGTTTTGTAGACGGTTGTGGCCCAGCTATTGTATTTGATGGATCACATTGGGAAGAGCTTACTGTAGCAGGGGCAGGAACAAGCCCAGACGATAGTGGACATAACTCTCAAACAGGTGGTGGTGATCAGTGTTTAACCTCTCCTTCACTTGTAGGCGTATTTGAAAACCATTTGTTTATTGGTGGTAATGTTTTAACAGAAGCCATTATTGCTCACTCAGCACCAAATGCATGGTATGATTTTAAAGCTACAGCGGGTGCAGGGCAAGTATCAGTAGGCTTTGACGTTGTACAATTTAAACCCTTCCGAGATAATTTATTTGTATTCGGATCAAACGGAATTAAAAAGATCACGGCGGATGTTACCGCTGGATTTATTATAGATCAGGTAACGTCGAATGTTGGATGTATTGCTAGAGATAGTGTCCTTGAAATTGGTGGTGATCTGGTATTTTTAGCCCCTGACGGTTTACGTCCTGTGGCAGGAACTTCCAGAATTGGTGACGTAGAATTAGAAACAATTTCTAAACCTATTCAACAGCTACTTACAGACTTACCTAAAGATTACGATTTAGATTCTCTTGTAGGCGTAGTGATTAGATCCAAATCTCAATTACGATATTTTGTAGGAGATGCGGATACAGCTACTACAGATAGTTACGGGTTTATTGGTGGATTAAGATCCGCTGACCAGCGACTAGGTTGGGAGTTTGGAGAGCTAATAGGTATTAGAGCAAGCGCAACAGCATCTGCGTATGTAAATAGACGAGAACTTGTACTCCACGGCGATTATAATGGTAAAATTTACCAACAAGAAGTGGGAACTACTTTTGATGGCAACGACATATTAGCCATCTACGGCACACCATATTACGACTTTGGTGATACTGAAGTTCGTAAGACGATGCGAAAAGTAAACACATTTGTTCGTGCGGAAGGCCCCTTCACTTTGAACATGGCAATTAACTACGATTGGGATGATCCCACAGTTAGCCGCCCATCTTCATATGCACAAGAATCTAAGGGGGCTCCAGTTCGCTATAAAGGCAGAAATATTAACTACGGCGGACTTAACATTAACTACGGCGGTAACGAGAAGCCTATCGTAACCACGTCAATTCAGGGCTCGGGGTACGCTACCCAGCTAACTTTTGTTACGCTTGGAGACTTTGACCCCTACAGCATACAGGGCGTTGTATTTGAATTTAGTATTGCGGGAAGACGATAAATGGCAGGATATACAAGACAGTCAATAGCAAACATTGTAAACGGATCTAATATTACGGCTCCGCCTTTGAATGCTGAATTTAACCAGCTTGCGGTAGCGTTTGATCCTACTACAGGGCACACACACGATGGCTCGGCTGGTAGCTCTCCAAAAATCGATCTTACAACTTCTATTACTGGCTACCTTCCTGCTACTCACGGTGGTAACGGCGGTAAGAATAATACTACAGCTACGGCTAATCCAACTACATCAGATGATTTTAACTCTGGGTACGCCCCCGGTTCTATTTGGTTAAATGCTAGTAATGGCCGCGTATTCTTCTGTGTAACTAACACATCAAGTAACGCAGTTTGGGCTGAAGCGTTAGCAATCACGCCTAACAACCGTATCACTGCCGAAGTTTCAAACACCGTGGACATTGGTTCGTCTGTCTACCAATTCAAGGATATTTATATTGATGGTACAGGTCATATCGACAATGTTAGTGGCGACACTTTTACTTTCTCTAGTAATGGCTCTATTGGCGGCAATCTTACCCTTACTGGTAATCTGGTTCAGTCTGGAAATAATACGACAACTGGTACAGGATACTTTGGCGGCAATCTTACGGCGAATGCAGATCTAGCAGTAACAGGCACTCTGAATGCCGCTGGTGACGTTAACTTTGGTAATGCTACAACAGACACTGTAACATTCATATCTCGCGTAGATTCAAGTATCATACCTTCCGCTGATGCTACATATAATTTAGGTAGTACAACTCAGGAATGGCAAAACCTGTACATTGACGGTACGGCTGAGATTGATCAACTAAATGCTGACAGTGTAGACATTGATTCAGGTACTATTGATAACACTGTTATTGGTGCTACAACCGCTGTTGCAGGTTCTTTCAGCACAATATCAGCTTCAGGAAATACTACACTAAGTGGTGACTTATCCATTAATGGTAACACTACTCTCGGTAATGTAGCTACAGACACAATTACAGCAACGGCTGAGTTTGCTACAAGCCTTGTCCCTAGCACAGACGGTACTAGAGATTTAGGATCTGCAACAAAAGAATGGCGCAACCTATATATAGATGGTGTTGCTCAGATTGACAGCCTTGTTGCTGATACCGCTGATATTAACGGCGGGACAGTAGATAATGCCACTATCGGAGCTACAACAGCTTCTTCAGGTGCATTCACAACAGTATCTACATCTGGACAAGCTACGTTAGCTACTGTGGACATTAACGGTGGGGTAATTGACAATACCGTTATTGGAGCGACTACACCTTCATCTGGTGCTTTTACTACAATATCTTCATCTTCTGGCATAACAGGGGATCTAACGGGTAGTGTTACTGGTAACGTAACAGCATCAACAGGAACAAGCTCATTTAATAACGTCAGTATCGGCGGAACACTAAACGGTTCAATCGTAGGTAACATCACTGCAAGTGCAGGAACATCAACGTTCAATAATGTTACTATCAACGGTCAGCTAGATATGGATGCAGGTACTACTGCTACCATTACTAATCTGACTACTCCTACAAATTCAGGAGATGCCGCGAATAAGGCTTATGTTGATACAGCAATCAATGACCTTATTGGTGGAGCACCGGGGGCGTTAGACACTCTTAATGAGTTAGCAGACGCACTCAATGATGACGCCAATGCGTATAACACTTTAGATGCTAAGATTAATACAAAGCTAACTAAAGCTGGCGATACAATGACAGGTGCCCTCAACATGGGTGCAAATCTTGTAAGTAGCTCAGGAACGCCAACAGCTAACTCAGATCTTACTAATAAGCTTTATGTTAATACTCAGGATGCTCTAAAGCTGTCACTAACAGGTGGCACAATGTCTGGTACTATAGACATGGGCACCAATACAATTACGAATGTTGTTGATCCTACAAATGCTCAGGATGCGGCAACGAAAAATTATGCAGATAGTATCCTTGGTTCGGCTACAGCATCCAGTGCCAGCGCGGCGGCGGCGGCAACAAGTGAAGCGAATGCCGCAACAAGCGAAACTAACGCGGCGACAAGTGCCACTTTAGCCCAAGATTGGGCCACAAAAACGAATGGTACTGTTGACGGATCTGAATTCTCTGCAAAATATTACGCCAACCAAGCGGCTACAGCATATGTAGCAAAAGCGGGATCTACCATGTCTGGGGATCTCAACTTAAATGGCAATGAATTACAGAATGCTGTTTTAACTAGCGCAACAATAAGTTATAATGATATTACAAGTGTACAGACCAATGTACGGTCTGAGTTAAGTGCAAGTGGTAGTATTAACTATAACAGTAGCACTGGTGTAATCAGCTATACTCAACCGACTACCGTAAGCACTTTTACCAATGATGCTGGATACGCAACGGTGGATGACTCAACAGCATTAGCAATCGCACTGGGATAATAAAATATGGCAAATACATTTAAAAATGCTCACAGTGCAGGGACAGGGACATCATACGCCACGGTGTATGCCGCACCTGCGAGCACCACGACAGTGGTTTTAGGTATGTCCCTGTGTAACACAACTACTGGATCTATCGTAGTAGATGTCCAATTTAGGGATGCGGGCTCAAGTGCTCGTAAGATGCTTACAAGTGTTGATATCCCAGCGGGCTCTACTCTCGAAGTATTATCAGGTCAAAAATACATTCTAGAACCTACGGATGATATTCAAGTTAAATCAAATACTGCTTCTAGCTTGGATGTGGTTATGGGCGTAATGGAGATCACTTAATGGCATATTTGGGTAACAAGCCAGTAAACAATTTTGTATCGTTTGCAAAGCAGGATATCACTGGAAACGGTGGTACGTCTTACAGCCTTGATTACCCTGTAACTGGCGCAAATGATATTGAACTATATATCAATAACGTGCGTCAGGAGCCAACTGAGGCTTACTCATGTTCTGGTTCTACACTAACACTTACTGAGGCTGTAAGCTCTTCTGATGACATCTACGCCATCTTTAGAGGCAGAGCCTTACAAACGGTTAACCACCCTTCAGACACCGCGTTAGAGGCTTCTCAAGCTACTATCTCTGGTGATGCTACTATTACAGGGAATGCGTTTATTGGAGCTAACGGAACAGCCGTACCAAATGCAAACTTGGCTAGTAATTTAGATTTTCTACAAGTGGGTACAGGCACAATCATACAAGCAGGGGCAGATAGCCAATCATTTATAAAATCTAACCATTATTGGAATGGGTCAAGTACATCTTTTCAAGACACTACCCGCGGCAGTACCACAATACGTCTAAACGAAAATAACGCTGGTATACTACAATTTGAAACAGCTACCAGCGGCGGAGTAGGCACTACATCAAGATTAACTATTGATGCCAGTGGCCGTGTCACAATGCCGTATCAGCCAGTTTTTTCCTATTTAGGATCAAAGAGCCATGATATAGCTACTACTAGCACACAAGTAATGTCATCAAGTAATGTGTGGTCATCCAATGTAAACCACGCCTTAAATAGGGGCTCTCATTTCAACCCATCTACAGGCAGATTTACTGCCCCTATTGCGGGGACGTACCACTTCCAGTTTCAATGTACATATAACGATTTTGGCTCAGGGTATCTTTGGTTTTATTTGAGAAAAAACGGTTCAGCAATATCGTATATGCAAGCGTCACAACAAACCCCACATAGTGCCATAGTGCATCATGGGTACTTTGAACTATCCGCGAATGACTATATTGAGTGCGCTTGGACAAATAACTACGCCAGCGGAAACATACACTACCCCGGTTTTAGCGGTATGCTAGTCGGATAATCAGGAGAAAATTATGGCAACTTTATCAGTAAATATAACTGACACAGAAATGAAGGCGATGGAATATGTTGCCATGTCGCCCCTTGCTTGGGCTGATAATGCAGTAACTAACCGCGCCCGTATCGCAATGGATGAGATTATAGGTATCTACACAGCCCGTGCTTTGGACGAGGGTGTTCAAATTCCTACGACACGAGATGAAATTGTAAATGATGCATTCGCTCGTGGCTGGGTACAAACAGCGGCAGAACGAGAGGCAGATAATGGCCCTATCTAAAATTGAAGCCCCATCCCTAGATGTCGGCCCACTTGGGTCGCGTAATCTGCTCATAAATGGTGATTTTAAAATTAGCCAGCGCGGAGATTATACTTCTGCAACTTCTGTAGCTCACAATCAACTTTATGTAGACCGTTGGGTTGTGAGACTGACAAATGTAACAGCTAATATACAACATATTCTTGGAAGTCACGCTTCTCCGAATTACCCTTACAAGGGTTCAAATACTTTAAGGCTAACAGCTACAAGTACGGCTACAGGTTTGCTTAGACATTTACAGCGCGTAGAAGGCTTTCTGGATGGGCAAACGCTAACATTTAGTGCATGGGTTAAATCCAACAGCTCTAATGCTAGGCTTTTTCAGTATCAACATAATGGTCAATATAGAGTCAGTTCTTCGGCTCATTCGGGTAACGGACAGTGGGAATTTTTATCCGTTACCGCTACGAATGCGGCTGAAACGACTAACCAACTTTATTTTGACGCGGCTATCGGGTCTAGCACCTTTACCAATGTAAGTATCACATCAGGTGATTACATCGAAATATCTGAAGCACAGGTGGAGATAAGTGATGCTCCAACCACATTCGAGCATGAAAACATAGGAACCACCCTTCAGAAATGTCAGAGGTACTTTCAAGTGCCTTTTTCACGACTTGTATCTGGTAGAACTGATAGTAATTGGCAGGGTAATCCTTTGAACATATTTAACACAACGCGGGCATTTACAAAAATATCACTCCCTGTAACAATGAGAGCCTTACCTACAGCTACTATCCACAATGCTAAATTTGATATAGCATGGAATAACACTAGCAGACAACTTACAACACTACCAAGTAATGTTTATCCTGATATTAATGCATTAGGCATGGATTTAGACAATTCTGGTAGTGGCTTTATTGTAGGTTATAGTGGTCACGTTGATATTGGGTCTGGATGCCATGTTACCCTAGATGCTGAGTTATAATCATGGAAAATAATATGAACATCACATCAGCACAATATGTTGCAGACATGGGAGGTAACAACTCTTCAATCCAAGCAACAATAGACGGACAAGTAATGTTCGTCCCACTAGACCCAGCCAACAGGCACTACGCAGAAATCCTACGTCAAGTGGAAGCTGGAACATTAACAATACAGGAGGCTTCTGACTAATGCCTTATTTAGGAAAAGAACCTGTACGCGGTTCGTTCAAAAATCTTGATACAATCACACCGAACGGGGCCTCTTCCTACAGTCTTCTGTACAATGGTTCTGCCTATGACCCGGGGCAATCTGAACGTCTAATCGTATCAGTAAATGGTGTAACACAAGCCCCTAACGTAGCGTATACTGTTAGTGGTAATACAATTACATTCACAGCGGCGGTAAGTTCATCTGACGTAATTGATTATATTGTTGGTATGGGAGATGTCTACGATGTAGGCTCCGTATCAGACGGTACAATTACACCTGCTAAACTAGCTTCTACGCTAGTCCTAGATGATACACCGATCCGTACAAACATTAACACGTTGGATAACGCCGTAACTGTAGCCGCTAATCAGAATGCTTTTGTAGCAGGGCCTGTGACGATTAACGCGGCACTCACAGTTAACGGAACATTTACGGTGGTATAGATGGCATCAGAAATTATAGTACAAACAATTAAAGGCCCCACCTCTGGAGCCAATGCAAACAAGGTGATCATACCAAGTGGTCAAACACTGGATGCTAGTAACGGGTTCATTGCCCCAGAAGGTTCGATTATTCAAGTTAAAGAAGCCGCAACTGGAACTTCGTTTGTTACTAGTAGTACAACTATTTCTGCTACGAACTTATCTCAGTTAATTACCCCAAAATTTCAAACAAGTAAGTTTTTTATAGCAGTTCAATGGAATGCTAATCTTAATGGTCAAGCTTCAGATGGTATACAAGTAAATATATATAAATCAATTGGAGGTGCCACTGCAACCGCGTGTGGTGATGAAGCAATTAGTTATAATGGATTAGCTGGACAAGGAAGTACACACCACTGTGAATATACTGCCCTTTTAGATACTCCAAATACAACCTCAGAAATAAGTTATCAATTTTGGGCTAGATCACATAGTGGCACTTCAGTACGGATTGCGGCTGATTGGGGCTTTATGCGGATGGTAGTAATGGAGGTAGCACAATGAGTACATTATACGTTGATAATCTCCAGCCTAACTTGGGTAGTGGTGTGCATATTCCGGGTCATGTTATACAGACAGTATCAAATGCTGTTACATCGCGGCAGACTAGTTCTTCGGCTACTTTTGTTGCGACAGATGTAGCGGCTACCATTACACCTAAATTTTCAAACAGTAAAATTATAATTACTATATGCTCTACTTATTCTACTGAAGCCGCAGGTAGAGGTATCATTTGTACTATCTATAGAGGTTCTACTAACGTAACAGGATCAAGTAGTGGAATTGTACACGCCTTAACAGATGCTAGTAGCAATTCTCGTGTGAGGGGTGGTGTGCATATCTCTTATATGGACAATCCAAATACCACGTCTGCAACAACTTACACACTGTATTTTCGATCTTCCAACGATGCTGGAGCTGTTGAGATACCCCCAATAAACAATGTTCCCCAGACTATTATCCTACAGGAGATCGCACAATGAGCAGTATAATCAAAGTCGATCAAATCCAGTTAGCCAATGGTTCTACACCAAAGGCGGCTGACTTAGGGATTACTCCTACATCAGGCTCTGTGTTACAAACAATATCTACAGGGTCAATCGCAAGGACAACAACTTCATCAAGTTCATTTACTGATACAAATTACACCTTAACAATTACTCCATCCTCTGCATCTAGCAAGATACTTTTCTCA